GTCGCCTAAACCCGCAACAAGCAAAAAGGCAAGGATTAGACAAGCAACTATTGGAGGCACAAAATAAATTACAGCGATTGCAAGGCGCTTTGAACGTAGCTGAATTGCAACTAGCGTTTAGACCACAGCCGTTGGAGCGTGAAGACACTAGCAATGGCAATGGCAATGGCAATGGCAATGGCAGTGGAGTAACAGGTAAAACTAATGAAGAACGACAAGCAGAAGCGCTAGAAAGGTCTTTAGCTTTTTCTGCCCGGAGAACGCAAGACCTTAAGGATCAGGCTTCATTAGCAGGTGCGCTTACAGAAGAAGAAAGACGCTCATTGCAATTGAATATCGATTTGCGTCAAATTCTCGAAGATACAAAGGGATTGTCAGACGAAGTTGTACATGCAGAAATTGCAGCTCGAATCGCAGTAGAGGAGGCAACTGATGCAAGGCAAGCAGGGCTAGAAGTACAGGATAAGCTGAAGAAGGCTGCTGAAGCGTCTGCTGAAGCGCAGAGAAAAGCGGCTGAAAAAATGGATAATTTATATGCATCGATCGGTCAATCTATCCAGTCTGGCATCGTTGATTCATTAACCGCTGCTGTTGATGGCACCAAGAAGCTCGCCGATGTCGCTGCAGATACGCTCAGGAACGTGGCAAACATTCTGCTTCAGTTTGGTGTCAACACTGCTCTTGGAGGGCTTGGCAGCACAGGTGGAATCTTAGGCAAAATCTTCGGCGGCTTTAGAGCATCCGGCGGAAGCGTCAGTGCTGGTCGTTCTTACATGGTTGGCGAAAAAGGTCCTGAGCTGTTTACGCCTGGCAGAAGTGGCAGCATCGCACCGTCTGGCAGCTTTGGCGGCGCTAACGTTACTGTGAACGTCGATGCTTCTGGAACGCAGGCACAAGGCAATCAGCCGAATGCCAAGCTATTGGGACAGGCGATTGGCGCAGCCGTACAGGCTGAACTGATCAAACAAAAACGACCTGGAGGACTACTTTCAGTCTGATGACCGAACCATTCCCTTCTATTCAGCCCACCTATGGCACTGTCAAAAGCAGTCAACCACGGGTCAACGTCGCTCAGTTTGGCTCTGGCTATGCACAGCGGGCAGTTTTTGGCATCAACAACAATCCTAAGCAGTATCAGCTAACTTTTAATGTCTCCGAGACCGATGCCAATACGATAGAAACATTTTTGGACGCCAGAGCGGGTCAGGAGAAGTTTACATTTACGCCGCCCAACGAATCGTCAAGTTCTAAATTTATATGCCCTCAGTGGAGCAAAACGGTGACATTTGTAAACCGTGCCGAGATTTCGGCAACATTCATTCAGGTGTTTGAAGCATGACCACATACCCTGCATGGAGCGAAGGCGCTGCAGCTGCAGCTGATCCAGATTCAGAAGATGAGTCGATTGGCCTTGGTGCGATACGTGTCGTTGGTCAAGTTGTTTCTCGAACCGTTGATCCGAATGATGCGGCTTTTGTTTTTCGTGTCAAATCAACGACAGGAGACGCTAGGTCTGGATTTGTTGAGCCTGCTTGGCCGCAGCATCCGTTTGTCACCGTTACCGAAAGCACAGCCACAGGATCGGTCACATGGGAATCAATCAGCCCAGTTTACAACGAACTTTACTCTTTAGAGCCGTCAGCAATCATTGAGCTGTATGAATTGCACCTGACTACTGCTGTCAATGGCGTGGATGATATTAGATACTTTCATGCAGGAACCAATGGGCTTATCGTTAACATTACTTTCAACGGACAGACCTATGCGGCGACACCGATCGAAGTCGATGGTTTTGAAAAGTCATCGAAAGGTCAGCTTCCACGACCCAGCATGAAGGTGTCAAACGTGAACAACGCAATATCCAGTTTGATCAGTTTGTACAATTTAGAGATGGCTAAAGTCAAGCGTGTGCGCACGTTGAAGAAATTTTTGGATGCCGTTAACTTTTTAGATGAGAGCACTGTCGCTACTGAGGGTGGGCTTGCCTTGGAGACAGAAGACACGTCAAACCCGCAATCAATCAACTTTCTGTCCCATGCAACCGCTGATGCAGACTTCGGCAAGTTCCCTGATGAAGTTTTCTATGTTGATCGTATCGCCGCAGAAACCCCGCAGGTCGTTGAGTTTGAGCTAGCAAGCAAGCTAGAGCTAGTTGATGTGAAAATACCTAGACGACTCATTGGCAACTATTGCCCTTGGAAATACAAAGAGCGAGAATGTACTTACGCCGGGTCTGCTTTTTTTGACATCGATGACCAGCCTGTGACCGCTTCTGCTGATGACGTTTGCGGGAAAAAAATCACCAGCTGTCGCGCTCGTTTCCCGACTGGAGACTTGCCTTTTGGAGGGTTTCACAATGTCAGGATTCAGACTTGATGCTGAAGGGCACGCAATGAGCGTGCTGCCTGCGGAAAGCTGCGGGTTAGTAGTTAAAGGCACGTATTGGCCTTGTCGAAATATCGCCGACAATCCGGCTGATGAGTTTCAAATTCATCCGACAGATTACTTAACAATTTTGGCGAAAGGCCCGATTGAGGCTGTTGTTCATTCGCATCCAAACGGCAAGCCCCCAAGCGAATTAGACAAGCGAGCTTGCCAGCAGATTGGGCTTCCTTGGTACGTTTGGGACGTTGCAGCAAAGCGATGGTGGATTATTCAGCCCTCCTCGGACGACAGTGGTCCTACGGTGTCTATGACTGCTACACACTGATCCAAGACTTCTACCGGTTGCAAGGCATTGAGCTGCCTGAGTTTGAGCGTCCCAGTGATCTAGAGTCTTGTAAGAGCGTGTTTCTGCGTGAGGCACCTGCTGTTGGGTTTACAAATGTCGGTTGGGACAACAGACGTTTTGGCGACATGCTGGTGATGCGAATGGATACAGCAGCAGCAATGCATGGTGCCATCTACGTCGGAGACATGCGGATGCTGCACCAGCGCATGGATTCCTTGAGTGTTGTAGAGCCCATTAACCGTTACTATGTCAAGAGGATTGCAGCCGTCTTTCGGTATGGAGCAGACCATCCAGCTGATGGGCGGCTTAGCTGAACGCTATGGCGCAACGCATACTTACAAGAACCTGAGAACTCCAGCTGATGGCTTGAAACTGCTGTTTATCAATCGTCCAGAACTGCAAAGTGAACTGATACATGCACACGAGAACGGGATTGGCTACACCTTGGTGCAAGGTGCGTACGATTTAACGTACGATGATTTACATTTGCCAATTGGCCGCAAGCCGTTAATTTTAACGCCTATAATTAGTGGAAGCGGTGGCGGAAATACGTCTACGATTTTAATTGGTGTTGGTTTAGTAGCGGCTTCTTTCTTGTTACCTGGTGCGGGATTATTTGGCACAACTGGGCTGCTTACTGGCGCTGTAACGGGCACATTTTCTGGATTAGCGGCTACCTCTGGGCTTGCTGGAACGTTAACGACTGTTGGCACAGCTCTAAGCGCAATCGGTGCCAGTCTTATTCTGTCTGGTGTAGCAAACATTATTTCACCAATGCCTACCATCCGCAGGGCAAGGGGACGTGGTGAAAACGTAAACGCAACAGGACCGCAAGGCGTCACAAGAGCTACCGATGGCGTTCAGAATTACGCATACACCGGAGCAGTCAACACAGCAGGAGCAAATGGTGCGGCAGTTCCGATTGTCTATGGAAAATGTTTGATTGGCTCACATTTGATTTCTGTTGAGGTTGAGTCTGATAGCCGTCAAGATATTGCGCATCCTGCCGTGGCATACATACGGGCACCTGGAACGCAAACTATGACAGTCAACAATGAAACGCTAACCGACGAAGTTATCTTGGCTGGTGGAGCTAGAATCAGGCGAGTTAGCGACCCCAATGGTCAGATAAAGGGAAACAGAAATGGTCAAGATTATTATTTTGACGACGCATTAACCAAGAAAATGTCGCTTTCTGAAACTATAAACATAACAGCAGATAGCAGTAATGTTGGCGTCGTCACAAGCATGAGAAGAGTTGTATCACGAAAGGCCGGAAATGATAACAGCAAAAACTACCAAGTTGTTTTGCAATTAAACAATGGTCTGTTTGATCTCGCTGGTGATGCAGGCAGCACAAAAGTTGACGGCTTTTTTTCGTACAGAATTGATGTTGTCCATGTGATTAGCCCTGGTGACGATCCAGTGGTGGCAAGTGTTGGTGGAACTGTTTCGGGCTTAATAGAAAAGGGGACAACTTACACATGGATGCACTTTATTAGATATTCAGAACCTGGCGATCCGGGAGACGAAATAAAGCCTAAGATAGTTCTTACAGATTTTAGAGCTACGTCAGGATGCTCCTTGCAAGTTATACGTCAAGGCTATAAAACATTAAAAACCAAAGACGATAACTTTACACACAAAGATTTCAACATTTAAGCCATGTCACTTGAATCCACTTCTGTCATCAAGTTTCTAGACCTTCTTTGTGAAGGACCAATCAAAGGCATCGTTGCAGGCACCACAGATGGTTTGCCTGATAATATATTTTTCAATGAGACAAAACTAGGTGGCAGCTACAACAAGCAGCTGATTGACATTGAATACTCAAACTATTTAGGAGGAGCCACGCAGGCCAAGCCTGTAATCGGCGAGTCAAATCCCAGCGCTGATGTCATAGATCTAACCAACATTATTAGCTTTAGCCCTCCACTTGAGATTGGGAACACTTACAACGAAACGGTCGATGCAAACAACGAGGTCACGGCTCGCCGATATGACAAAAGCGAAACAGGGCAAAACTTTCAAGTCAGAACCATTACTGATACAACAGTCGAAAAGGTTAGCTTTGTTTTCGTTATTCCAAGACTGTTCTCAACTGCTCAAGAAGGTTTAGCGCAAGGTCAACTTTTTAACGCAACGGTTAGATGGACGATTTTGATTACTGACAGCACTGGTCAAACGCAAGGGCCAGACAATAGCAATATTTCTGCTGTCATAAATGATTTCGACTATCAGGTAACGGGCATCTCAACCTCTGACTTCGTATATCAAACGCCAAAAATTCCACTTGAAGGTGTTGGACCTTGGACTGTAAAGGTAGAAAAAGCACAGTTCATCAGAGCAACGCAGGATGGAACGACAAAAGCAATAACACCAGATCCAACTGCTGACCCTCTTAAAAGACCACAACATACGAACAATAATGATCGCGGCAAAAGACGTGATCGAGGAAAAGAAGCGGCTTTTGAGGTCAGTTACTTTGATTTTCAAGACACGCCATTTAAGAAGCCGCTAGAAAACTCAAGAGGCAATCAGCTTTTCTGGTCTGCAATC